TCGGATAGCTGATGCGACAGGCCCGGCGCCTCGACACGCCGGTGGGCAGATTCAGCAACTCAAACAGCCGATCGTCGGACGTGCTGCCCGGAATAAAGTTCATCTCAAAGCTGGCTTCCCCACCATCGAGCAAACCCGATATGAACTCGCGGTAGCGATTTGGGCTTTGCATGTGCGTCACCTCAACCTGATCGACGGAAATCGAGGGCGGTGTGATGCTTTTGATTTCGGCTAATTCCACATACAGATCGGGCGATGAATCGCTGACGATCTGAAATACTGACCCATATCCGAGTAAGGCAGTTGATGCTGGCATGGTCTAGCCTCCTGCTGCTTGCAGCCGTGCGGTTTTACGGGCGATGCGGGCCCGCGCCTTTTCGATCTCCTCGGCGAGCACATCCTTGATGGACTCGAGAGCTTCGTGTTTGTGCTCCTGCCAGGCCGGCCGCAGGAACGGTTGCGGATGATTGGTGACTGTTCCGAATTCCTGCGTGATTGCCTGCACCAAGGCGGCCGGCCCCACGAAAATCTCGACCTCGGATTCCTTGTGATAGAGCGACTTCTGCCGGCGGCTTAACTTGTCGCTCGGCTTGATCGATTGCATGAGATGGCCGGACAACCGCGGCGCCTTTTGAATTGCAGCCTCCGAAATCGGGTCGGCCGCTTTTTTCAATGCCCGTTTCAAGACGTTGGTGCCGGTGGATTTGGATAGCTCATTGAGCCCTTCCGCTACCTCCGACAGCCCCTCAATCTGGAATGTCATTGCGACCAACGGTCACTCCTGAAACCACACCTGAAAGTCCCGCTGCACTGCAAACATCTCCGTGACGGAATCAAACACATCGCGATCGGATGTCTGAAATATTCCGTGAACGAAGATGGATTCTTGCGGCGAGGAGGTGCCAACCTGCACTTGGCCGCGGTGCCCGGTCAAGACGTCGTGCACGGCATTGGCCAAGGCGGTGGCCGCATCGTTGCCGGTCGCCACGCTGTCGATCTGGATCAGGTTTTGGACGAGGCCGCTCGGGCCGTTCATCTGATAGTCGAACAAGCCGGTGACCCGGTGATAAACCACACTCGGGTCGCGCACGCCTTGCTTAAGCCGAACCGGGTAGATGCGCCCACCCGACAGGCTGTTGACCGTCGCATCGTCGTTTAACAAGGCATAGATGGCCTTGCGGATGTCTTTCATGGCGGCACCGAGCGGCGGGTCGTGAACACCCGCAGCACTTCGTGGCGCCCTACTTCTAAGACCGCGATGATGTCGTAGATCGAGCGCTCGGGCGGGGCGGTGGCGTCGGTAGCCGGCTCGATGATCCGGTCGGCCGGTTGTAGGTCACTGACCGAGGCGTCCCAGCGGAGCCGGAATTCGACTTGCTCGCGCGCCTCCAATTGCTGGCCGCCGTAGCGCTCGATCCCGGCCACCGGCGTTTTGTTCGCCCACCGTTGGGCCAGCGTGCTCCAGGTGATTTGTTCCTCGCCCGTGTCAGACGGCGTTGACGACTGACGCTGTAGCGCTATCCGCCGGTCCAGCGTGCCCGCCCGCATCGATCAGACTCCAAAGCGTCCCATCTACTAGCTCTTTTTCATTGAACTGCCCATAAGCGAGCGACCACAGCCAGCGCTCGCGCTCGGGGTAGACCGGGGTTTCGATGGCTTCCAAGTCGGTCGACCCCACCAGGGCCGCCGCGGCGCTAGGGTCAACAAAGACCGGGCAACCTAACACCACCGCCTCGACCGCGGCAATGCTGCCGTGGGTCACCAAGGCGTGGGCGTCGGCCAGGTCGACCGCCAACGACGTCTTGGATTCCTTGTCGCGGACAAAAATAGGCCGCTTGGTGATACGCCGTAGCCGTTCGGCCGTCCGCTGCGACCAATCCCGCGGCAACCCACGCAAATCCCAATAGTCCGGCAAGGTGTCGGCAATCACGATCCGTTCCCCGCCGCGTTGCCATGGCTTGACACTGGTGTCCAATTTGAGCGCGCGCCAGCGGTCGCCTGGAACCACGCGAACATGGGTCATCTGAAAGCTGTTGGCCTGCCAGCGGTAATAGCCGCCGGGCACGCCCAACTGCGCGCCGTTGGGCAACCACGTCGCAAACACCCGGCGCAGATAGCCGCGATCCCAATAAATCCACGGCGTGCCATCGGCCTGCCATTGCCGGATGGCGTAGGCAAATGGTGGAGAACAACCGATGATCGGGATTTTCTTGCCCGCGAGCCTGATCAGTTGGGCGTAGTCGTGCCGGACCACGGTCCCGCCGAGCCCAGCCATATGGCCGGCGATGCGCTCGAACAGCGCCAGCTTGAACTTTTTCAGACTGGGCGGGATGAAAAATGCACAGTCCCGCGGGTCGATCACTGCCAACACTCCCGGACCCAAGGTAGGTGTTGGAACTGTGACGGGTCGCGCGCGCCGGGGAAAGCAACAATGCGGGCGTCCGCCGGCAACTGGTCATCCCGCGGCCAGCCCGGCTTGCGGAACGCATAGATACCGCTCGGGCTCCCGACCTGCCAGCCGGCCGCCTCGGGCGCCAAATGATGTATCCAGCCCTGATCGTCGGGAAACTTATAGAACGGAATACCGGCCGCCCGTTCCAGGCTGAAAGTCTCCCACAGGTCGGCATGCGTCCCGGCCGTGAATTGCATGACCGAACAATTGAACGGGCAGGGGTTGGCGGCGTTGGCGCCCTGCAGCACCACCAGCGACTCGTCGCGATCGAACAGTGGATCAAGCTCGCCGGTGACGATCAGGTCCAGATCGAGACATACCACCCGCATGCCCGGCGCCAGGCAATAGTGACTCTGGAAAGACGGCGAGAACATCCGTAACCGGACGAAACACCCCTTAAACAACTTCTCGTCAGTCGGATAGGGCGTCAGAGTCACGAAGCGGTGCGGCTGGCGCAGGTGTTGTCGAACGCCACGCTGCAGCCGGGCAATGTAATGGCTGGAATATTTCTTGCCCCAAATCCACGTCACAATGGTGATATCTACCGCCACGAAATGATGCCGATCCCGTTGTGGCCGTTGTCATGCTTGATCTCGCGGAAGCTCGCGCGCTCGGCCAGGTCGATCTTGAGCGTGGCCCAAACTTTCGGAACCTCGATCGGCAACCGATTGGGCGGCGTCGGATTGTTCCAGCCGATATCGTGAAAGCAACAATGCTTGCCAAGATGGGCGTAGTTGCCAAAATCGCGCCGCACAAATTTTTCGGTATGGTTGGCGTCGATGAACACACAATCGAACGGCCCGAGCCTGCTGACCGCTTCAACGATATGAGGCGCGTGCGATTCGCCGATGAAGAGATGGGCATCGAATCCCTCGGCCTTCAATTCCTTAACGCACTGCCGCAGCGGCTCCTCGGAGTCTGATCGGCCCCACGCGCCGAATGGCAGATCGACCGCCACCACCCGGCCCTTATTCGGCATTGCGTGCGCAACGCTCCACAGCATGCCGCCAAATTTGCAGCCAACTTCAAGGTAGGATTTGACGTTCGCTTGCCGAATGAAATCCGTGAAGTCGGCTAGCTCCTGCGGATGTTGTTGGATTTTTTTTATGTAGCGCGGCAGCGGCGATAGCGTAGACATCGGCAACCTCGATTCGATCCAGTGCGGCCCGGCAATGTTCGCAGCGGTCGAGACTACCGCACGCCTCGGTGGCGCCACCGGTCAGATTGATGTGGGCGTCATAACCGAGCACTTGCGGCGGCGTGAAGCCGCCATGAATAACAATGGCCAGCGTGCCCACCGCGGCCGCGGCATGATGCAAGCCGCCCTCGGGCACGATCGCCAGATCAACGCTGGCGACCACCGCCGCGGCATCACGGTAGCAATTGACGGCGATTGTCTCGACATCGTTCAACCGCACTTTGCCGTGGCTTGTCTGCAGCACGCCCACCGGCGCCTTGAAATCATAGTTCCAAATCCACCGCCGTCGCGCCACGTCTTGCGAGTTATAGATGCGGTGGCCCTTGTGATAGCGAACCCATTCCACGCCGGGCTCGTCCGGCCGGTGGGCGATGTTGGGATTGTGCCGGAACGCCTCGGCGGCAAACGGCCCCCAGATAATTCGGCGGCCATCACCGAACGCGATGCGCTTGCCGCGAGCCGCGGCGCCGCGGGCCATGCCAGTCCCAATTATTTCGTCGCCGATGCCGATGGTCGCCTCCTCAACGGTAATACTTTCCAAACGTTTCCGCTGTTTCGTAACGCTCCGGCGT